TCACGGCTGCACCACGGCGCCGACCATCCCGGCCGCGCCAGGCCGCAGCCCCACCGCGGGATCGGGCGCGAGGAGCAACATGAGGCGGCGCAGCCGGTCCTCCTGGGCATGGATCTCGCGCTCGACCTCGCGCTGCCGGATGTTGGACGCGCGTGCCTTGAGCAAAGCGTGGCCCTCCCCGATCGCCGCCAGCAGCTGGCGGTAGGTGTCCTGGTCCGATCCCGGCGCGCCGACCGTGGCGCGCGACAGCGTGCCGACCAGCACCTGCACCGGCGGATCGGCGGCGCGGATCAGCGGCCGCAGGCGCAGATCCTCGATCACCGTCGGCGACCCGGCGCTGCTCGCGCGCGCCCCGGGGGCGAGGTTGCCCGCCCGGGCGGCGTCCAGCAGGCGGCCGATCTCGGCGACCGCTGGTCCCGCGGCGGGGTCGGCCGCCGCGGCACGCGGCACCAGCGGAGCATAGGCCTCGGCGTGGAAGGTGAGCTTGCTCTCCTCCTGCGCGAGGACCGAGAGCGCGTAGAGGTAGATGGCGAGCGCTTCCTGCTGCGCGAGCAGCCCGTCCCGGTCGACGGGAGTTGGCGCCGCCGCGCTTGGGTGGTCTACGAGCACGCTGGCGAGGCGCGCCCAGTCGCGCAAGGCAGTATTGGGCGGGAGGGTGCAGCCGACCAGCAGCAGGCATGCAAAGGCAGTAATTGCCAAGCGCAGGACGACTCGCCCCCCGTGTCCGATTGCGACACCATTCATCCTTAAAGGGCATACTGTCGCAAGAGCAACCACGGCTGGCGCTCATGCGCGCGATGCCGCCCTCCGCCGGTTTAAGGCGCTCATCGTGATGATGTCGCTGGATGCAACAGCCCCCTGCTGCCTAGGGTCGCGTCAGCGCGGTGGATTCTCTCGGAGAAGAATTTCGCTCGGATGTGCGTCGCTTGGCGCTAGCGTTCGAACAGTCGGGGACCCGGACCCGTAAGCGCGGGGACCGCAGGAGACGCCGCACGGTGGGGCGGATCGAGGGCGGTGGTGGGAATGGCGGCGAACCCGCTGGTGCCCACCAGGCCGGTCGCCATAGGGCCGGCCGCATGGTTGGAGGCGGGTGCGGAGGCGACACCGCATCCGCCATCCGGCTCATGGCACGCGCCACTTCGTCACCTGCACCGCCAGCGTCGCCGATCCGAGATCGAAGGTGGCCGTGGAAATGTTCCTGGCCACGACGCGCACGGTGTTGCTGGACCATGCTGCGGCGTCGAGCTCGACGAAGCGCGTCGACGAGGCGAGCGCCGCATGGGCAAGGTCTCCCTGCCGCGCGCCGGTGACGGTGACGTCGATCAGGCTCGTCTCGCCCGGCGCCAAGTTCGGCAGATCCCACGCAACCTCCGCCGCGAACTCCCGCTGCCCGACCGGCAGGGCGGGGGTGCCGCAGAGCAGCGCGGGCGCCGCCTCGGGCAACCCGTAGAGCCGCAGCGCCTCGACCTCGATCTGTCCATCGAAGCCGACGATGCCGATCTGCGCGAAGGCGACCGCTGACCCCAGCCGCACCGTCATGCGCTTGTTCAGCAAGGCGTCGGCCATGGCCGCCCCACCGGTCCAAGCTTTGGAAGGGGTATTCCACAGCAGCGTGGTGATCGAGGCGAGCGCGTCGCCGGCGACGTTCTCCCGCACATTCATCGCCGCATCGAAGCAGCGCACGAAGATCCGCCCGCCGTCGGCGCCGCCGACCAGGGAATGCACGAGGGCGAACTCCTTCGCCTGCCCGCACTCCACAACGAAGGCCAGTCCCCGCTGCGCGGCGAGCAGCAGCCCGCGGGAGGTCGGCGTGATGTCGTCCAACCCGTTGAAGGACAGCCCGGCAAGGGTGGTGGCACTGGTGGTCGAGGTGACGACCACCGCCAACCCCTCGACGCCGATCTCGGTCGCACTGTGGCGGAAGGCCTGGGCCCGCACATTGGGCACGGACCCGAGCAGCCGCAGATGCCGCGACGCCGGTGCCCGATGGCGGTTGAGCACAGTGTTGCCGCAGCGGGTGGCGGTGGCAGCGTAGTCGATGCCGACCTGGTAGGTGTTGGACCAGGCGACCTCGTATTCGCAGTCCTGCGCGGCGGCGGTGTGCCGGGCGACGATGGGCGAACAGGCCTCCATGCGCAGCGCCCGGCCAATGATCGCCGAGCCGCTGGTCTCGTTGAGGAAGGGGATGGCGACGTTCGGATCGAGCTGCCGTAGCTCGAAGTTTGGGGCGTCGAAGACATGGCGGTTGTGGTTGGAATAGGCGCCGTCCGCCTTGGACAGCCGGATCCCAAAGCGGTCGATGGTGGGGTTGATACCCGTCGCCACCGCAAAGTGGCCGCCATAGTAGCGGATCGAGGTGTTCCAGGCGGTCGCGGTGGCGCAGTGGATGTCGAGACCGATGCGGTTGTTGAGGATGCGGCCGAGGTGGAAGGTGCTGTCTTCGACGCCGCGGCCGTCACCGAGGGTGCGCATGCCGATGGTGAAGCCCGAGACCAGGCGGAGCTCGACGACGGAGGCGTCGATGTTGCGCACCACGATGCCGATATCGGCCTCATCCAGCCAGTCGGACTGGGTCTGCCGGACGACCTGCAGCCCGGCATAGTGCTTCTCGCCGTTGCGGACGGTGCCGCCATCGCCCAGCGTCAGCACGGTCGCCGCAGCCGAGCCGGTGTAGCGGATGATCCCGTGCATGATCAGGCCGCGGGCGCCGCCGCCCAGGGTGACGCCGGCGGAGACGTTCCAGGTGCCGGGCGGGATGACGGCGAATTTCTGGTCCGCCGCGGCGCGATCGAAGGCCGCCTGGATGGCGGCACGGTCGTCGGCGACGCCATCACCGAGGCCGCCGAAGTCGGCGGGCAGCACCGTCTCGCGGTCGCGCAGGTACTTGGCGAGGTCGGTCTTGCTGACCGCGGTGTCGAGCACCAGCAGGTCGTCGATGCGGGCGGGCATAGCGGATGCTCCGGCTCAGAGCGCGGTGGCGGAGATCGGGCCGGCCAGGGCGGAGACGTTGCCCTCGGCCGAGACGGCACGCAGCCAATACCAGCGGGTATCGCCGGCACTGAGGCCACTGCGATCCCAGAAGAGGCTGGTCGGCTCCGCCGCCAGCTTGGTCGCGGCGGCGAGGCTGGCGCTGCTGGCCTCGAACACCTGGAGGCGGATGGCATCGGGCGGGAAGCCGCCGGAGAGGCGAATGCCGCCACTGATCCCCGTCGCCGTGGGCGCCGCTACGGCGGCCGGGACCAGCGCCTGCCGCCAGCCCGACACCGCCCCACTACGCGCCACCGCGCGCACCCGAAAGCCGGTCGGCTCGGCCGTGGGGATCGCGGCTGCCGTGGCGCCGAGGGAGCCGCCATAGCCCTGCCAGGCCGCGACGGAGGCGGGGAGGAACTCAACCTGGTAGCCAACGAGGTGCGAGGAGCCGACCGCCGCCCAGGACACAGCGAGCACGGCAAAGGCGGTCGCCTGCGGCGTCTCGATGGTGATGCTGGCGGGTGCTGCGATGACGCCCGGGTTCGGCAGCACCACCGCAGGGTTGCTCCCTGTCGCCCTCTCGTCGACCGCCGGGTTCCAGTCCCACACCGCGGCGTCCTCCTCCTCCAGGGTGAGGTCGACGCCGCCCTCGGCCGCCAGCGACCAGGCGGTCACCCGCGCCGGGAAGGGCGTCAGCCGATCGAGGGCGACCGTTGCCGCCTCCCAGGGCCTGAGCCGCAGGGCGGAGAGGTTGGCCGGGAAGGCGACGGTGCGCTGGCGGCGGTTGCGCTCCAGCTCGACCTTCATCAGCCGCTGCACCGTGCTGACCGAGGTGGTCAGCGGGAACTCGAGGTCGCGATAGATCATCTCGCCGCCATCCTGGGCGACGTAGTTGGAGGCGAGCAGCGGCGGGGCGTCGGTCGGCTGCCAGTTGGCGGCCGGCTCGACATAGACCGCGCGCACCCCGTTGAAGAGATCCCGCCGCGGCCGCGCGCCCTGGATGGTGACGTCAGCGCGCAGGTCGTCCGAGGTGAGGTTGGCCGCCGGCAGGGCCGGCGCCCCGGCATGGATGAAGAACCGCCCCCCACTCACGACCAATGCCCCGGCCATGGCGGCCGCGAGTTTCCTGGTGATGGCGATCTTGCCCTCGGCGAGCGACAGCACGCCGTTGGCGGTGTAGCGGCGCTCGTAGACCCCGGCCCTTGTGCCGACCAGCTCGTCGCAGACATTCGCCGCGGCCATCAGCGCGGGGATGTCGATGTCGGCCCAGGCTGCCCGCCAGCCGAAGGGCGCGGTGAGGTACCAGGCGAGCAGCAGAGCGGGATTGTCGGACCAGCCCACGATGCCGGTGCGCGGGTCGAGGATGGTGTCGGCGCCCTCGACGATGGCGGCGATGTTGGGCGGGCCGGCCGGGAAGGCCTCGGCGGTGAGCTTGAGCCGAACGGCGACATAGGCGCGGCCACGGCCGCGATGGTCGCTGGTCCACTGGCCGCCGGTTTCGGCGATCAGGTTGGCGTCGGCGGCCTGGTCGGAGGCGCCCAGGTGCCGGTCGATGCGCACCAGCCCGGCGAGCGAGCCGTCGTTCTCGACCTTGTCGCCGAGGAACACCTCGCCGATCGCCCGCACACGATGCGCGGCGAGCACGACGACGGAATAGAAGTAGCCGTCGGCGCGGCCCTCATCGTCGGTCGCCGAGTGCAGGAAGACGATCGGCCCGGAGACCTTGCAGCGGCCGAGGACGAGCTGGTGCTCGGTGACCGGCTGGCGGAAGGCCTGGGTGCGGCCGGCACCGGGCTGGCCGGCGTCGAAGCCGGCGATTGCGGCTGCCTGCGGGCTGAGGCTGGCCTGCTTTTTCTGCTTTTGCGGAAAGATCGACTGGCCGATAGCCGAGACGATGAAGGCGGCGCCGGCGCCAACCACGGCCCCGATGATGCCACCACCGACGGCGGCCGAGGCGACGCCGGCCGCGGCGACGGCGATGAGGGGGACAGCGGCAGGCATCGGGCGCGGTCCTCCGAGATGTCAGTCGATGCGCCAGGCCGTGGTGCAGGTCGTAAGGGGGGCGCGGACCAGGCCGCGGGGGCCGACGAAGGCGGCGCGGCCGCCATCGACCACGACGCCGAGGCGCGGTGGCTCGCCGGCGAGGACGACATCGCCGGCGCGGGCGAAGGTCGGCGGGATACGGGGAAAGCCCGCGCTGTCCGCGGTGGCCTCGAGCGAGGACAGGATCCTGGGGCGCGGATGCGCGCCGGTCACCGCGTGGACCGCGGCCAGGACAAATCGCCCGCAGTTCCAGCGATGGGCATCGAACGGACGCGTCTCCGCCGCGGCCAGCAGGGCTGCCAGCCGCGCAGGCCAATCCGGGCGCCGGGCCATCAGTTGGCCGGCAGCCGGATCTCCGCCTCCTGCAGGGCGGGGACGAACTCGAAGAAGCGATCCCCCGGATACTCGGCCTGCTGGTCGGCATCGGTGTAGCGCCGCACCTCGGCACGCTCGAGGTCGACGAGGCGGCTCTCGCAGGTGAGCGAGATGCGCGGCTCGGCGCCGTCCACCACCTGCATGGTGTCCATCAGCCCGGCCCAGAGGGGAAAGGGATCGGCGACGAAGGCACCCTCGGCATCGAGCAGCGCGCCCCACAGCCGCGCTGGCCGCAGCCGGAAGGACTGCTCGGCGAGCGCGATGTCCACCACCTCCTGCGGCACCGGGGAGAGGGTCAGCGTGATGCGCACCGCCCTGAGTTCGGCAGTCTCCTCGATGTCGGAGACAGCGCCGATGGTGCCCATGCCCTCATAGGTCACCCCGGCCCAATGCAGCGGGCCGAGCCCGGTCCAGGCGCGGATCGGCCCGGAGGCGAAGTCGAGTTCGACCAGCACCACCGGGGTGGCGACCGGGGCGGTGGCGGCCGCGGCAGCCTGGGGCGAGAGCCGCGGCGTGGCGGCGATGCCGTCGGTCATGGCAGGGCCTCCTCGAGGCGGATGGTGATGGCGGTGAAGCGGCCCGGCCGGGTCGGGTTCGCCCCCTCGTCGTCGGAGGCGAGCCGCATGGCGACGGTCGGCGTCGTCAGCACCAGCGGCTCGGCGAGCGGGGCGGCGGCACGCAGCGGTGGGGCGATCGGGATGGTCGCCGTGCCGGTGCCGGAGGCCACGACACCTTCCGTGGCCATGTAGAGCCGGCCGGCGAGGCCGATATGGTCGCCGGCGCCGACCGCCACCGCGTTCGGCCACCAGCCCTGGGTCTGCAGGGAGAGGGCGCCGCGCGCGGCGCCGGCGGCCAACGACGGCGTGCCGCTGCCCACCACCATCCCCGTCCCGTCGGTGAAGATGGTGGCGTCCGAGAAGGAGTAGGGTCCGCTCGGGACCTCGCTCTGGCTGCGGGGATCGCCGGTGCGGTACTCCCGCCGCCAGTCCCAGATGCGGACCGTGTTGGCGGAACCGGCCAGGGCGGCGAGCAGCCCCTCCAGCACACCGGCCTGGGTGCGGTTGAGCGGGTCGAAGCTGGCTTCGGCGATCCAGCGCGCGCCGTCGCGGCGCAGCACCTGGGTGGCACGGCTGACCGGCGAGACGAAGCGCAGCGTGTTGTGCTGCAGGTAGAAGCTCAGCCGCGACGGCCGCAGCGAGGCGGGCCAGGCGTATTCGGTCATGCTGACCTCTCCCCGCTACCCGCGCACCGTGTCGTAGGCCGCGCCACCGCGGCGGATGGCATCCAGCGTCATCGCCGAGGCCTGCCGGGCGATCTGCCCGGCGAGCAGCCGCAGCCGTGCCTCGACGCCGGCATCGGCGCCGCGGGCGTCGATGGTGATGCTGGTGTGGATGGTCGGGCTGGCCCCGCCGGGCACCGCGCCGTTGGGCAGCACGGTGCCTGCCTGGCGCGGGACGAACCATTCCGGCCCCCGCTCGCCAACGATGTAGGGCTGACCGGCGGCGACCGGCCCGCCCTCGGCGCGGAACAGCCCACCGAGCCAGGAGCCGACATCGGTGAACAGGCTGTCGAAGGAGATCCCCGACAGGCCAGCAGAGACGGCATTGCCTAGTGGCTCGGTGATGACCTTGCGGGCGAGGATGCGGGTGATGTCCTGCAGCAGGCCCTCCAGCACCGAGGAGAACTTCTCGCCCTTGACGATCGCGTCCTCGAAGGCGCTGGAGAAGGTGAGGCCCAGCTCGCGGACGGTGTCGGAGGTGCGTTCCGCGCCGCGCTGCACACGCTCCTCGGCGCGTTCCAGCTCCTCCATCGCCGCGACCGCCTCGCGCTGGACGGTCTCGTCGGGCACCGCCCGGCCGGCCCGTTCCGCCCGCTCCACCAGGCTGGACAGCGTGGCCATCCGGCGCTGGTAGCGTTCATAGGCGGTCTCGTTCTGCTGGATCAGCCGCTCGCGTTCGCGCAGCAGCTCGTTCAGCTCCCGCTCGGCCTCGCGCGCCTCCCGCGCGCCCTCATTGCTGGCGCGGCGGACCGCGGCGACGCGCGGCTCGAGGCGGCGCAGCGCCTCGTCGCGCTCCTGCAGCGCCAGGGTCTCGAGGCGCGTGCGCTCGGCCGCGGTGACGCCGCCCGCCACCTCGGCCTCGCGCAGCCGGCGGACCCGTTCCTCGTATTCGCGATTGATCCGGAAGCGGTCGTCGAGGTCGCGGGTGAGGTCCTGGACGTCCTGCGTGGCGCGGCGGCGCCGGGCCTCGGCGGCCTGGGTGGCGGCGCTCTCCTGCTCCGTCCGCTGGCGTTCGCCGGCGGCCTGCTCGCCGCGGGTGATCTCGGCCTGGAGGTCCGTGTATAGCCGACGCAGCTCCTCCAGCCGGGCCGCACGATCCACCCCGGCCTGCTGCTCGGCGGCGCCGACCAAACCCGGACGGATGCTGCCGCGGCGGACCGGCGCGCTGAGGCTCTGCCGGCCGTCCTGCTGGCTTTCCAGCCGGGCGATCTGGGCTGCCAGCGCCTCGGCCTGGCGGCGCATGCCGGCGAAGCGTTCCTCCTCGCTGAGCAGACCGGCGCCCTGGCGGACGCCGTCCACCGCGCGGGCGGCGGCCGACAGAGCCCGCGCCAGCGCATTGGACAGGCCGATCGCACGGTCGAGCTGGCCGAGGAAGTTCTCGGTCGCCGCGGAGAGCTGCCCGAAGGCGCGGCCGAGGGAGAGCGGGGCGCGGTCGAGCTCGGCGCCGAGCCGCTCCGTGGCGCGCAGCAGGGCCGGGAACACCCGTTCGGCGGTGAGCTTGCCCTCGGAGCCGAGCTTGCGCAGTTCGCCGATGGAGACGCCGAGTTCCTTGGCCAGCCCCTCGGCCAGCAGCGGCATGGCCTCGAGGATGGAGCGCAGTTCGTCGCCCTGCAGCACCCCGGAGGCCAGCGCCTGGGCGAGCTGGAGCGTGGCCGAGGAGATCTCGCCCGTGGAGGCGCCGGAGACGATGGCGACGCGCTGCAGGCCGGTGACCAAGCGGACCACCTGGTCAGAGGTAGCGCCGATCTCGCGGGCGGCGATCGAGAAGCGCTGGAAGGCGTCGACGCTCTCGGAGACCGCGACGCCGGTGGACAGCGCGTTGCGGTACAGCGCCTCGTAGACCGAACTCGCCCGCTCGACCGAGCCGGTAGCGTTCTGCAGGCGGGAGAGGCTTTGCGTCAGCGCGTCGCCGGCCTGCACCAGGGCGCGGGCCGCGACGGCCACGCCGGCGATCTGGATCCCACGCGTGGCGACGTCGAGGAGGTCCAGCGAGCGGGAGGCGCGCTCGGCACCGCCCTTGATCTGGTCGAGGGAGCGCTGGCCGGTCTCGCCGACCTCGCGCAGCCCGGCCTTGACCCGGGCGGCGTCGTCCAGCGAGAGGCGGACCGAGACGCGGCGGGTGGCGTCGGCCATGGGCTGCAGCCCTCCTTGCATCGGCCGTCACGCGTCATCGGCGCCGCGCGTGCTCTCGCTGCGAAGAAGCGGCCGGTCTATCTTGCACGCTGAACAGGAATCGCTCTCAACGCCGCCTCCGTGGGCCGCGGTGGGGCAGATCGCCGGAAAGACGCAGCGCAGGATGCCGACCACCCCGCAGCAGATCGACCTCTGGCGCCAAGCCTCGACCGAGCATCAGCGTCTCGAGTTCAAGGAAGCGAAGGCGCAGTACGACACGGATAAGCTCAACAGATACTGCGTAGCCATCGCGAATGAGGGCGGCGGCCACCTCCTGTTGGGGATCGCCGATGCCCCTCCGCGACCCGTCGTCGGATCGCGGGCCTTTCCCGACGTCGTGGTTACCGCAGAGCGCTTGTTCAAGGCCGTGGGATTCAGAGTGGACGTGGAGGAAGTGCAGCACCCGGATGGTCGCGTGCTCGTGTTCCACATCCCGTCACGCCCGCGCGGGACGGCTTATCACCTCGACGGTGCCTACTTGATGCGCTCCGGCGAATCGCTGGTTCCCATGAGCGAGGATCAGCTGCGGCGGATCTTTGCTGAAGGGCAGCCCGATTGGCTGGAGCAGCACTCCCGCACGGGTCTCGATGCGCAGGCAATCGTCGAGCTGCTCGATACCCAAGCGTTCTTTGAGTTGCTGAAGCAGCCCTATCCCACGGATCGCGCTGGGGTCATGGAGCGCCTCGCCCGAGAGCGCTTGATTGACGAAGTGCCCGATGGGTACGCGGTCCGCCGGCTGGGCGCGTTGATGCTGGCGAAGCAGCTCGCCGATTTCCCGGACGTCGCGCGCAAGGCACCGAGGGTCGTCGTCTACAGCGGCACGTCGAAGTTGGAGACGAAGCTCGACCAGCCCGGCTCACGCGGCTACGCGGCTGGCTTCCAAGGCCTCGTCCGCTTCGTGATGGGGCAGCTTCCGCAGAACGAGATCATCAAGGACGCGCTGCGCACCGAGGTGAAGCTCGTTCCTGAGGTGGTGATCCGCGAACTCGTGGCGAATGCGTTGATCCATCAGGACCTCGAGATGGCCGGCGCATCGGTCATGGTCGAGATCTATGCCGACCGCCTGGAGATCTCGAACCCAGGCGAGCCGATCGTGGCCGTCGATCGCTTCATCGATGGTTACCAGTCACGAAATGAGCGACTGGCGGACCTGATGCGGCGCCTCGGCATCTGCGAGGAGAAGGGCAGCGGAATCGACCGCGTCGTACATGCTGCCGAAGCCTATCAGCTTCCTGCGCCGGATTTTCGAGTCGGTCACAAGCGCACTGTCATCACCATTTTCGGACACCGGCCGTTCGATGGGATGGATCGCGAGGATCGTGTTCGCGCTTGCTACCAGCACGCCGCGCTCAAGTGGGTGATGTCGGAGCGCATGACCAATCAATCTCTCCGGGAACGGTTTGATCTACCCGAATCGAAGGCCGCCATTACGTCGCAGATCATTTCCGCGACGGTTGATGCCGGGCTGATCAAGGCCGACGAGAAGGTCGGCGGATCGCGGAAGTTCGCACGCTACCTCCCCTACTGGGCCTGAGTTCATTTTCGTGGTCATCCTGGCCACGACCCGGGAACCCCGGAAACTCTTGCCAATTCAAAGGGTTGTTTATTTAAGGCTTTCCCCGACCGGGCTTTCCTGAGGATCCCGCCTGGAGACTATCCCGGCCGCCATGCCGGCCCGCAGTGCCGACAGCAGTTCCGCTGCCACCCAGGACGGCGCGCCCAATTCACGTGCGACAGAGAGAGCCCCAGCAATGTCGAGGTCGAGGCCGGCCATGGTAGCTGCGATGCAGGTGGTGCCGGCCGACCAGCAGGCAGCGCCCTCAACGCTGGTGGGCGCGTGCTGGCCGTAGGGGCAGGCCAGGCCGCAGTCGCGCTCCAGGGCGGCGCAGCCGCGGCAGTAGTCGGGCCCGCGGCCGAAGTGCCAGGCGGCGCGGGCCCTCAGCCGTTTCCCTCGGCGGCCACCGCGGCGACCGGCGCCGTGGCGCGGTCCCAGAAGGTGGCGGCGATGTCGTCGAGGTCCATCAGGCGCTCGACCGCCTCGGGCGAGAGCGGCAGCGGCTTGCCGGCGGCGTCGCCGACGCCCTCCCAGGCGGTGACGGCGTGACGGGCGAGCGCCTTGACCAGGAAGGCGAAGGAGAGGCCGCGCGACATGTCGGGGTCGAGGTCCGGGTCGGCGATGCGGATCGCGGCGAGGCGGCGCGCGGCGGCGGCCTGAGCCGCGGCCATGACCGCGGTCGTCACGGGCCGGATCTCGACGCGGACGCCGCGCGGCAGGTCGAGCCAGTACGGCTCGGCCCGGAGGTCGAGGGTGAGCATGCGGGTGTCTCCGGACTTGAAATACGCCCGGGTCATGTCAAAGTCTGACATAACACGGGCAGGAGGACTGGGATGCCGAATGTAAGTCTGACGCCCGAACTCGAAGGCTTCGCGGAGCGCTGCGTGGCTTCGGGTCGCTACGGCAACGTGAGCGAGGTGATGCGGGCGGCGCTGCGGCTCCTGGAACAGCAGGAGGCGCGTCGCGTGGCCTTCACGGAGATGCTGGAGCGCGTTGAGCGCGAGGCGGATGAGAAGGGCTGGCTCACCGCCGACGAGGTGGATGCCGAACTCGGCGAGGTGATCGCGCGCGCGAAGTCTGCGAGGAAGGGTCGCTGAGCCCGCGGTTTCGAGGCGATGATGCCATCCTCTCCCCGGAGGCGCGCGTCGATCTGCGTGAGGCGGTGGCGTGGATCGCGCAGGACAATCCGCGGGCTGCAGAGGATCTGCGTGTCGCGATCCGACATGCTGCAGAGCTACTCGGGGAGCATCCCGAGATGGGGAAGCAGCGACGGGACCTTGCGCCCGAAAGCGTGCGGTTCCTAGTGCTGCGCGGGTTCCCCTACATCCTCGTCTACCGCGCCAATGCGGTGCCGCCGCGTATCCTCCGGGTCCTGCACGGCGCACGCGACCTGCCGGAAGTGCTGCAGGACCTCGAGCGAGAGTAAGGATCGCGGATAGCGTGTTCGGCAGGACGATCCGTCATCCCGGCCCGCGCAGCGCGACCATCGGATTCTCCAGGGGATCGCAGGTATATGACCAGGCAGTTCACACCATCGGCGACGCTTCTTGACGGTCTCAGAGAGGACATCCTCTGGCTGCTTATCCTCATTTACGCGCATCGTCAGAGGTGCGCTTTGCCTACTCTCGCGACGATGAGCTATGAGGCTTTCGCCCTTGAGGCTTTGCTTCTGGAGAGCGCGTCTAGAGATATCGTGACGCGCCTCACTGCGCTCGATGACGACGGAAGGGGAATTCGATCCTTCCAGTCGGCCTTTGCTGCCATGAAAAGAGAGGGCTTGGACCCTCAACGGACAGCCGCCCTCGACAAGGACGTGAAGGCCTTTCGGCAGTCATTGAACGACCTGAAGGTGAAACATCGAAACGCGTACATCGCTCACGTGCAGGAACTTGCCCAGGTCACGCCGAGGGTACTGGACGAACCTGTCGAATTCGCCGACTGCGCGTCGCGAGCGGTGAATCTTCTCGACGCAATGTCCGGCCGAACGCTGACCTACATGTTCAAGATCGGCTCTACAGATGAACTTGATCTGAGACAGAAGCTCGGCGCGCCGCCTCATGAGGTGCGATCAGTTAAGAGAACATCCCGATAGATGAATTTTCTGGGTGATGCGCTCACGCGTACTCCGTCCCCGCCTGCTGGTTCTTCAGTACCGCCGTCATCATCCGCGTCGCCGTCGCGTTGAAGGCGGCGCGGAACTCGAAGCTTGCCTCGACGCCACCCGGCCCTTCGACCGGCGTCTTGGCGAGCGCCAGGTAGACCTCGTGCAGCGTAAAGGTCAGGCTGCGGTTGGCATCGATCGTGTAACCGAAGGCGAACTCCGCCGGCTCGTTGTTCTGCGCCTGGGTCAGCAGCGCGGTGTCCGCGAAGCGCGCGGTGATCTGGCCGGTGGCGCGCGCGATGCCGGGATCCACGCCCTCGACCTTCCGGTCGGCGCGGATCGTGCGCACCATCTCCATCCCGTTTGCGTAGGTCAGCCGCGCGCCGGTCACCTGGGCGAGCGCGGCGCCGTTCCGATTGATCGCCCCCTGCGCCTTATTGAAGGCCGTGTAGGCAGCGCTGGTCGGCGTGCCGCCCGAGCTTGAGGCACCGCGCGTCGAGCCCTGCCCCATCAGCCCGAAGGTCGCAGTGGCAGGCCCTGTCGGCGAGAAGTCCATCTCCAGCGTGTCGGCGCGCACGCCGGTGCAGAGATCGTAGTTCGGCACGTCCGGATAGCCGATCTCGATGCTGTTCGATGGCAGCGCCGCGGCGCCGGAGCCGAAGCTGTGGATGAAGTTCGGGCTGGTGCCGGTGGTGGTGGGCGCGCCGAGCAGCAGGCGCAGCCAGTGGCCGATGTTGTTGAGGTCCACCGGCACCACCGCCTGGCCCTGCACGGTGACGGTGTCGAGGAAGGGTGCGGCGGGATCGCGGCTACTGCCGACGCCGATGACATCGGCATCGAGGAGCGGCTGCTCGGCACCGAGGTCGCAGGAGAGGAACGGCATGCGCAGCCAGTCGCCCGCGGGCGCGGTGCCGTAGGTCGCCTCGGGGGTCATGAGCAGACGGCAATTGGCGCCGATGGCACGGGGCATCGGAGATCTCCGGGATCAGCGGGAGGAAGAAGCGTCAGGCCAGCGGTGAGCCGGCGACGGTGAAGAACAGCGTGACGGGGATCGACGCGGCGCGCGCGGCGGCGGCACCCTCGAACTCGACATCCTCAAAGTCGGGCGCACCGGGCTGCGCCCATTCCACCGCGCCGCCGAGGGTGCGGTCGGCGGTGATGGCAGCGGCGATGGCCACCAGCAGAGCGTCGAGCAGCGCGGTGCGGGCCGCCGGCGTCGCGCCGCCGACGGTGACCTCGACCTCGGCGCGGTGCTCGATGGCCCAGGCGAGCGGCGAGAGGATCGCCGTCTCCTCGACTGTCTCGCCGTCGCGGATGACGACCAGCCCGCCCGGCGGCAAGCGCTGCGGCGCAGTCTCGTTTCGGAGGACCTGCGGGGCGGGATTGCGGGTGGCGAGCGCCACTGCCAGCCGGCCGTGCAGCGCCGCGATCGCAGCCTCCCGAACGCTCATGGCGCCGATCTCCCGCTCTCGCGCTCCCAGGCTGCGACGAAGCGCCCCGGCAACCGGCGCAGGCCGCGCTCGGCGGCACCCTGCACGTCCAGCCGCTTGGCGAGCTTCACCTGCGGCAGCAGCAGGAACATCGGCACCATGCCGCGGGCGAGCATGCCGCGCGCCCAGGCCTCGCGGCCCTTGCGGTTGCCGGTGCCGACCTCCGCGAGGCCGCCGGCAATCAGGCGCGTCCGCCGACGCCTGCCGGTCTGCTCCCCCTGGCGCAGCGGCAAGCACCAGACGAAGCCCCGGCCGGACTTAAAGGGGCGGAGGAAACCCTGCCCCGAGGCGACCATCTGCGCCGGCGTGACCCGCATCCCCTTCTCGCCGCGTCCCCGGCGCCCTCGCGCCGCATTGAAGCCGGTCGGAATGGCGAGGAATTTTCCCCCGCCCTTGGCGCGGATCAGCGCGCCGCGCTCGAACGCGTCGATGACGTTGGGCACCTTGGTCCAGACCAGCCCGGCAGGACGCAGCGACTGCCCCGCGCGGGGAAACACCTGCGACCGCCAGGCATTGGCGATCCCTCGCGCATTGCCGCCGAAGCTGCTGCTCACCTGCCCGCGCAGCTCCTGCTTGACCTGTTCGGTCTCGGCGCGGATCGCCGTCATCGCCGCGCGCTCGCCGGCCCGGACCTCGGCCGCGAGCACCTGCCGCAGGTCGCCGACGATGCGGGCAGCCAACCTCACGGCGTGCCGTCGCCCGGAGGCAGGCCGGTGCGGTGGCGGATGATGGCGACGGCGAGGTCGTGCAGCGCGGCTTGGCCGAGATAGCCGAACACGAAGGCGAAGAGGAAGCGGCCGTATTCGTTGAACTCGAGGAAGCCGCCGAGGGCATAGCCGGCGCTGCCGACCAGGGCGGCGGAGGGGACCTCCCAGGCGAGGCACCAGCCGAAGCGCCGGCGCTCCGGGTTGTTCCAGCGCACGAAGCCACCGGCGAGGCCGGCCGCGGCGCCGAGCAACAGGTCGCGCAGGATCTCCAGCAGGGTGAGGGCGTTCTGCGGCATGGCGGGAACTCCTATCGCTGGCAGAGCACGCGCCAGGCGGTGCCGGAGGCGTCGCGCTCGGCATGGGTGACGGCGAGCAGGTCGGGACCGAGGGCGAAGCTGTCGCCGGCGGCGAGGTCGGGGAGCTGGGCGATGGCGACCGAGAGGATGTCGGTCGCGGAGAGGATCTCGGTGCCGAAGGCATCAGCCACGCGGTCTGGCGAGGAGCGCAGGACGCGGAGGCTGATGGGCGCGCCGCTGCCGCCCTGCCGGTAGACGGCATCGCTGCCGAGATTGGGATCGGCAACCAGCGCCTCCATCGCCGCGGCGAAGGCGCTCATCGCCCGCAGGCGCCGCGGATGCGGGCACGCAGATCGCCATAGTCGTCGATCATGCGCGCCAGCGCCGAATCGCCAGGCAGCGCGGCCAGTTCCACCGCCGCCTGACGCTGGCTCGGGGCATCATACGGCACCACCGCGAAGCAGGCCGGCTCAGAACCGACCGGAGCGCAGGCGCCCAGCAGCACCATCAGCGCGATACTCGGCAGATGCCGCATCGGCTCTCTCCCTGGCATCGAGGCTGTCCTGGGCCACCTGGTGTTCGATCTCGGCGCGGCCCTGCCGCCGGCCCACGGCCAGCAGGGCGAGCACCGCGCCCGCCCCCGCGAGAACCGCCGCGACCCAGCCGCCGATGCGCGACCAACAGGCGGCGAGCAGCGCGGTCATGCCGGCCGCCGCAGGCGCCAAACCAGGACGCCGAGAATGGTGGCGAGGATCACCGCGACGGCGACCATCGGCGCCAGGGCGCCGAGCGCCTGGATCGCCGGTGCCGCCTGGGCCGCGACGGTCGCCACACCAGCCGCGCCGACCGCCACCGCGCCACGGCCCGTGCCGGTGGTGGTGGCGACCTGCCGCAGCGTCGCCGGCGCGGGCGGCGGCACGCCAGCCAGGGTCAGGGCGCGGTCGATGACGGCGGCCGGATAGGCGAGCCCAGCGCATTCATGGGCAATGATGGCCTCGACCATCGGGCGGAGCTGGTCGTGCCGGTGCAGATCGACCGGATCGTCGGCGCCGACGCCCAAGCGCCGCGCCACCACCGCAACATAGGCGCCGGTGTCGTTCTCCCCCGGCGGGGCCCAGCGGTCGATGATCCCCCGCACCGTCCGCAGGCCGTGGCGATCCTGGTAGGTGGTGAGCAGGGCCGCCAGGGCACGGATGCCGTGCTCGTGGCTCACGAACCGGCAGAAGCGCCCGTCCGAGGGCGGATCGGCGAGGCCCTGCCATTTATTGACAGGGACGTGCTCGATGTTGCCGGGATTGCGGTTGCGATAGCCCCGCGTGGCCCTGGGATCGATGCGGCTCATGCGCCGCTCGCCGGCACGCGGGCCAGCATCACCCGAACCGCGGCATCCGCTGCCAGCGCGGCGAGGGTACAGAGCCCGACCTGAAAGTTGCCGGTGGCGGTGGTGGTGATGCGCCGGTTGGTGTTGTCCCAGAACACCCGCGCGCCCTGGCTGATGGCGAGCGCGGGCTCCTTGGTGAGCTCGAACTCGCCGCGGGTCTCACAGTCCACAGTGGCGTTCTGGGCGGCGTCGGAGGCCGCCACCCCGAAGAAGGCGCCGACCAGCATGCCCTGGCCGGAGAGGATCCCGCCGGCATAGGGCACGACCATCGGGATGGAGCGCGCGTCGGGACGGATGCAGTTGCGCATAGAAGGGTCTCCTGAAACGCCGAAGGCGCCCCACCCCGCCCAGCCAAGCGGATGCTTGGCTGGGGACCCGGGGGACGGGCGCCCTCGACGAAGCTGCTGTAGTAGTGGGGAGGATCAGGTGCCCGGATTGAACCAGGCGCCGCGCCAGTCGATGGCGCCGACGCCGAAGTCGAAGATCACGCTGACCTCGACACCGTCGGCGCCCTGCACCGGGCCGGTCGTGACCTGCGGCCCCTCGGCGCCGTTGAGGTAGCCGTAGACATAGACGGGTGCGGCGACCGGGTCGGAGAACAGGTACCAGCGGTTCGCCGAGATCAGCGGCTCGATCACCGGCTGCACGAAGCCGGCAAAGACGTTCGCCTTGCCGATCTCGCTCGCGGCAACGGTGACGGTCGCGCGCCGCGCCGCCAGCTCCTGGTTCGGCCCGACCAGCAGCCGCATGGTCTGGCCCATCGAGATCGGCAGGCCATCCAGCGTGCGCTGCTTCATGATGGCGGTGCGGCCGGCGCCGATGGTGTCGGTGTCGAGCACCGTGCCGGTGCTGGCCTTGTTGGCGCGCACGGCGCCGGTGGCGAAGACGGGCGCGCTGCCGGTGGTCAGCGTCGGGCCGTCGCCATTGGCCGAGTTCACCAGCTGGTAGGCGGTGGCGTTCTCGAACTCGGCGACGCGGCGGCCGATGGCGGCGGCGAAGTCGGTGAAGGCGCCGAGGTCGTCATTGACCAGCATCGGCCGCGTGACGCGGATGCGCCGCGCGAAGGTCTGCAGGAGCACGATCTCCTGGCTCTCGGACATGGTGCCGACCTGGATCTCGCCGTTCTCGGCGAGCGGCAGCAGGGTCGGGAAGTCGCCGATGCGCAGGTGACGGTGCGGCTTGAAATCGCGGAAATCGCGCCGGAGGAAGATCTGCCGGTAGGTCGGCTGTGCCGGCTGGTAGGCGGCGAGCAGCATCTTGTTGGCGGCGGCGGCCAGCAGCAGCGGGAAGTCGGAGCTGGTGTGGAAGGCGCGCTCGGCCAGCAGGGTAGGATTGCGGGGCACGCTCCGCTCGCCGCGGGCGCGCAGCAGCTCGCCGATCATGTCGGAGGGGCGCCAGCCCATGAACTCGACGTGGCGCCCGGACCCCTGGGGTTGGTAGCCCGGCATGGCGCGGACGGCGAGGGCCTCGGCCATGGCGTCGAGGATCTGCGCCGGGTCGTCGTGACTGGGGCCGGTCTCCGGGCGGGCGGGGATCGCGGGACGCGGCCCGTGTGCCACCAAGGCGTCGAACAGGGCGCGGCGGGCCTGGTCGCCAGTCCAGCCCTGGGCAATGGCCTCGGCGCGGACCGGGGTGATGCGTTCTGCGGGCAGCAGGGCGCGGGCCGCCTCGACGGCGGCGTCGATGCCGGCGATGCGCTCGCGCTCGGCGCGCTGGGCCTCGGCTCGGACCGCATCGAGGTCGGGCGCCGGCGTGGCAGGCGCGACCGCTGCGGGTGCGGCGCGGGTCGGCTCGGGCGTGGTGGTCACGGTGGTCTCCTGGGGCGGGGTAGACGGCGCGGCGGAGGGCGGCGCCGACGGGGCAGCAGCCGGGGTCTCCGGCGTCGTCTCGGGCATGGGGGGATCCTCGTCAGGCAGGGCGGGCTCGATCGCCGGCGCGGGGAGGCCCTGCTCTCCCTGCGCCCGGACCGCGGCATCCCGATCCACCGGGACCGGCACGACGGAGATCTCGAAGGGCTCCCAATCCACCGCGCGGTGGACGGTCTCGCCGGTGGCGGCATCGGGCCGCGGCTCGTAGCGGTGGACGCGATAGCCGACGCTCACCGCGCGCAGCGTGCCGTCGGCGATGCGCTGCCAGATCGGCTCGACGTCGGCAGCGGTCGAGAACTGCAGCGTGGCATAGCCGCGGCCGCGCTCGAGGCGGGCGGCGGTGACGCGGCCGAGCACGTCGCGCGCACCACCGCGGCGATGGGTGTCGAGCACGGGGGCGCGGCCGGAGCGCAGCGCATCCATCCGCACCGCGTTCGGCGACATCTCCAGCTCCTCGGTGATGAGGCCGAGGGCGGGGACGAAGTTGCGGGCGCGCGCGCCGGTGCTCCACACCACCTCGACAGTGCGGGCGGCGCGATCGACGGTGGCGGGGGCGGTAATCGCGCGCTGCGCGACGATCGACTGCCCAGCAGCGGGAAGTCGATCGGGCGCAGCAGCAGGCTCCGGCGCGGGGTCGCCCCCGCCCGGTTCGATGATATCCGTCATGGTCAGCCCTCTGCTGGGGTCACGCGCGGCGGTGCCGCAGCGCCGGTCGCCGCGATCTCCACCGCGGCCATCTGCGCTGCGTCCTGCGCTCCGCCGGACTTCGCGACGCGCCGCGGGTCGGTGTCGAGCGAGATGCCGGCCTCGTCGAGCAGGGCGTTGGCCTCGCGGATCATCTCCACTGCGGCGCGGAAGTCGTAGCCAAAAGCGCCAGCCGCCTCGGGCTGCGGCACGAAGCCGGCGCGCACCTGGGCGATCAGGGCGGTCGTGTCCTTCAGCGGGTCGATCATCTCGTGCGCCGGCGGAACATGGCTGACGCCGTCCGGCATCTCCGCCCCCCACAACCCAAGCAGCGCGCCCTGGGCGTGGAAGCGGTCCGCGATGGGACGCACCAGCATCGGGATCAGCATGCCGTACTGCACCTGCTCGCAGAGCCGGCGGAACTCGATCTTGCCGGCGCGGAGCGACGAGTAGTTCGCCTGGGTCAGGTCGCCGGAGACCTGGTCGTAGGTGAGGCCCGCCCCGACCGCGGCCGCCTCGAGCGCCCGGCGGGCGAAGGCCGCGTGCGACCCGCCGCCCGAGGGGTTCACCACCTCCACGCTGCCCATGCCGCGGCGGTACAGGATCATGCCCGGCTCGAAGCTCTCGACCGTCCGACCCTGGGCGTCGCGCAGCAGGCCGGCAGCGGTGCCGGTCAGCGCTTCATCGCCCTCCTCCGTGACCACCGCGGCGAGGCACGCCTCGATCTTCGCCTTCATCAGCAGGGCGGCCTCGTAGTCGCCGAGGTCGCGCAGGCGCAGCAGCACCGGGGCGAGCCAGGAGATGTCGCGCAGCTGGCCGGGCCGGCGCTTGCGATAGACGTGCAGCACGTCGCCGGATGGGATGCGCTGGCTGCTCTGCCAAGTCGCGCTGGGCAGGATCCACGCGGCGCCCGGATGCACGCGGTGCAGCCAGTAGCCGATCGGGGCGCCGGCGTCGCCGAGGGCGATGCCCTGGATCGTCGGCGCGCCGTCGACCATCCCGTTCCGCGCGGTGTCGAGATGGTCACTCTCCAGCACCTGCAGGCGCAGGCCGATCGGGTTCGATGGTGACGGCGGCGCCAGCAGGAAGCGGACGAAGCATTCGCCGCTCTCGACGACCGCCCGCATCACCAGCGCCTGCAGGCCGTGGAGGTCGAGCCGGCCCTCGGCGTCGCAGGCCGTGCTCTCCGCCCAGCGCAGCCAAGCGCGGCCGTGCGCATCATCGGGCCAGCGGGTGGTGATACCGGCGCCGACGGCGTTGCCGGTCCACAGGTCGACGATGCGGCTCGCGTAGGGGTCGTTGCGCACGGCATCGCGGGCGCGGCGGGCGACCGTCGCCGCGGCCAGGCCAACCTCGGCATTGGCACTGCCCCCGGAGGATGCCCAGGCCGAGGCGCGGTGGTCCTGCGCCGCGGCATAGCCGCGCAGGACATTCCATGCATCACGGAGACGGCCCATCACCTGCTTCCCTCGCGCGAGAAGCTGGCGAAGGTGACGCTGGGGCGACGCGCGGCCCTGTTCTCCGCCGCGTGCAGCACCGCCAGCGCCCGCCCGAGCTCGTCGAGGCTGCGATATTCCACGGTGCGCCCATCGAAGGTCACGCGCGTGGTGCCACCCGTATACGCCGCGGCCAGCACCGCAGCCCGGCTGCCGGCCGGCTGCGCCAGCGCCCAGGCAAGAACAGCGGGGTCCATCACGCCGCCCGCAGCGTCGGCAGCGGCGTCGCCACGTTGCCCAGATAGGACAGTCCGTTCGGCGGGCTGGGCATGATCGGCACACCGGCCTGGTGGGTCAGCGCCGCGAAGAACCCGTTTTCGCTGCCGGTGCCGCCACCGGCGCCGCCATCGGCCACGGCCGAGCCGAGCAGCAGCGTGTTGCCGCCGCTGAACGCCTGGGTGGAGGTGCCGCGCACCGAGGGCGCCCCGGAGAAGCACAACAGCAGCCACCAGACCCCAGCCGAGATCCAACGCGGCTGCGCGAAGGGGCAGAGCGCGTTGCCGGCCGCAGTCGTGTCGGCGTCCGCTACCGGCTCCTCGATGAGGCGCCCCGGATGCCCAGTGCCATCGTCGGCAGCCAAAGCCATACGCAGGAGGCCGGCTGCGCCGGTCGTCACGCTCACCGCCATGGCCGAGAACAGCCCGGGACGCGCCAGCATGTAGGGCACGCAAAAGAGCCGGTTCGCGGTCATCGCGACGGCGCCGCCCACGGCGCGCGCATGCTGCGAGGCATAGAAGCGCCCCGAGACGTAGGGCAGCATCGCCGGCGCCGGCGGCAGGTAGTGCTGGAACAGCGCGGTCATGCGAGCGGCCGGATGCCGAGGGTGAGCAGCCGCTCCGCCGCCTGGTTCACTGGCGCGGCGGCAAGGCCGGAGCGCAGGCGCAGCCAGCGCCAGCCGAGCAGCAGCGTCGGCGGCAGGGTGAGGGCGCGGCCGGCTGTGGCTGTCAGCACCACCTCGTTGCCGAGATGGTCGTAGAGATCCGCCCAGGCTGCAGGCTCGCCCTCGTCGAGCGAGCCCTGCAAGGTGAGCGGCGCATCGGTCCAGGCGGCGGGCAGCAGCAGCAGGCAGACGCCATAGCCGACGCTGGCGACGGGTCCGCTCAGCGCCTGGCCGGCGGCGATGCTGGTGCGCACGGGCACAATCGTGGTCATCAGAATCTCCAGTGTCAGCGCAGCCAACCGCCGCGCGGGGCGAGCCAACCACGCGGGCGATGGGTGTCAGGCGCGGCCGGCGGCGGCGACGGGGGAGCGATATTCCCGGCGGCGGGAAGCCCGCTCGGCCGCAGCGGGGCATCGGCGATCTGGTCCCGCAGCTGCTGCCAGAAGCGCTCGCCGTAGCGGTCGGCGCCGAGCAGCCACAGCGCGGCGCGGGCGAGCACGGCGCAGTCCAGCGCCTCGTTCCTCTCGCGCAGCTTCGCCCATTCCTGCCGGGCGAAGCCGCGCCGGTCCTTCGCCGTGCGCAACTGCTCGGCGACCAGCTGCTTGACCCACTCGACCTCAATCGCCCGCGACAGATGCACCCAGCCGGGCGGGAATTCCTCCGCGTCACCGCGGCCGAGCCAAAGCCGGCGGTAGAGGTCCGCCTTCCAGGTCGAGACCGAGACGGTCCAGAGCTTGAGGCCGCGCCGCAGCTTGCGCCCGTCGACCAGGGCATCGACCGGTGTCGGGCCCTGCACCGGCTGCGCGCGGTTCCAGCCGTCCACGCCCTTGGTCGGCGCGATGCGCGGATCCCGCAGGCGGCGGAGGTGGCCATACACGGCGGCGGTGTCGCGGCCGCCGGTGTCGACGCAGAGCCGGGCAATGCGCATCGCACCACCACCATGGCGGGGCCAGTCCCGCGCCAGCACCTTCGCCAGTTCGTCCCAGGGCTCCCGCTCGCGCGGGCTGCCGGGGATCACGACGTGATCCACCAGCCAGGACGAGAAGCCTTCCGCCCAGCCCCAGACGTCGCATTCCAGGCGATCGTCCTGGACGTCCACGCCGGCCGTCAGCACCAGGGCGCCGGTGGGCACCACGCCCATCGGAAAGTCCTCGCGGCGCTCGACGAGCCGCTCCCAATCCGGCGCCTCGCCCTGCTCCTGCCAGGTCTCGCCCAGGACGGTGTTCTTGAAGGTCTTGATGTCCTCGGGCTTGCCCTGCGCCGCCTCCCAGTCGCGCGCGATCTGCGCCCAGGAGAGCCAGCCCACCGGCGAGTAGAGCGCCGAGATGTGGAAGCCGATGGTGTGCGGATCCTGGCCCTCGGCCGTCGCGCGCCATTCGCCAGCGCCGAGCATCGCGGTCTTGTCGTGCTCCTGCATGGGGTGGTCGCAGGCGGTGCAGTGATACCGCGCTGTCTCGGGCACACCCTTGTCCCAGATCAGCCGCTCAAAGCGCAGCCACTGCATCTCCCCGCATTCGGGGCATGGCACGAAGAACCGCCGCTGGTCGGAGGCGAGATACTCCCGCTCGATGCGGCTGCGGCCGGCGATGGTGGGCGTGCTGACCAGGAAGGCTTTGCGCCGCCAGCCGAAGGTGCGGGCGCGGGCCTCGGCCAGGGCGATGGGATCTCCTTCGCCGGCGACGTCACCGGGATAGGCGTCCACCTCGTCGAGAAACAGGAACCGCGCCGTCATCGAGCGCAGTCCCACCGCACTGTTCGCCCCGGTGAGGACCAGGATGCCGCCGGGGAATTCCTTCGACAGCATGGTGTTGCCGCTATCGCGGGCCCGTGCCGGCGCCACGCGCTCCCGCAGCGCCGGCGTTTCCTCCAGCAGCGGGTCAATGCGTTGGCGGGAAAAGCGCTTGGCCAGTTCCACGGTCGGCTGCACCGCGAGCGCGGGCGCCGGCACGTGGTGCATGATGTAGCCAAGCCAGTTGTTGCCGCTTTCCGTGGCGCCGACCTGCGCGCCCTTCATGAAGACGACGCGCCGGGCGGGATGCACGGCGGAGAGTGCGTCCATCACGTCCTTCAGGTAGGGCGTGCGGCTGGTCCGCCACGGGCCGGGTTCCGCGGAAGCACGGCTGCCGAGCATACGGTGCCGCTCGGCCCATTCTGAGACGGTGAGCTGCGGCGGCGGGCGCAGCATGGAGCCCACGCGACGGCGCACATGCTCACGGCTGCGGAGACCGGCCCCCTCCGAGGCCTGCGGGATCGAAGCGATCGGCCGCCTCCGTCAGCAGGTCATTGATGTGGCTCTGCAGGACGGTCTGCAGCAGATGCGGGTCGACGTTGAGCTCGGCGGCGATCAGACCCGAGACGCGGGCGGGCCAGTTCAGCAGCGCGTCGCGCATCGTGCTGCCGATCTCGTCGAGCGCAGCATTGGCCTCTGTGACGTCGAGCAGGCGGCGCTTGGTCTCGTCGAGCGAGAGACGCTGCGCTTCCACCTTCAGCGCGAGCTGCGCGACCTTGAGCCGGGCGAACGGCGTGCCGTCTGCGCCAGCACCGCTGGCCAGGGGCGAGCGGGCGGGATCGGCGGTTTCGGTCAGGCGGCGGCGGGTCTTGTCGATGTCCCACTGGCCGTCCGGTTCACGGGCGATGCGGCCCGCCCGTTCGGCCTTGTGGATGGCGGTGTCGCTGACGCCAAGGCGACGGGCGGCCTCGCGGGTAGATGGGGTCAACTCTGGCATGGCGGCGGACCTCCCGCCGCACGCATTCGTCGATCACGAAAGGCACGCTGAGCGCCAATTTCCGCGTGCGGCAGTTGACCTGCCGTGCAACATCATCGCGATCGCCATCATCATCGAAGGCCAACGACGATGCAGCAACCAGACGCACGGAAGGACATCGAGAAGATGGTCGAGGCGACCGCGAAGGCGATGGCGCTCGCTGCCCACCGCTGCGGTACGCCCCGCATGGTGAAGCTGTACCTCGATGATGCCAGAAAGGTGCTGCTTGGCGTTGCGAAGTCGGCGAAGCGCCAGACATGGACGATCGAGGAATTGCTTCTCGCGCTCGATCCGCCCAAGCCCAAGCTGAAGCCCTGGGAACGATACGCGGACCCGCCGCACCGCGACGGGCCCTGATTGCGTCAGCGAGGTATCAGCCTTCGATCTTGTAGATGGTGTAGCTGCCGCGCGCGCCTTCCTTGTTCGGCCCAACCTGGCGGATGCGCTCGGCGGCGACGACCGTGATTCCCTGGCGCTTCTTGAGACCGGCGAAGAATCCGCGCACCGTGTGCTGCTGCCAGCCGGTCGCCTCGCAGATCTGCGCGATGTTGGCGCCCTCCTCGCGGCGGAGCAGGGCGAGGACCTGCTCCTGCTTCGTGCCCTCCCGCGGCTTCCGCGGGGCGCCGGGCTCGCGCGCGACGCGGGCGGGCTTGCCGGCGAGCAGCGTGCGCAGGGCCTCCATCGGGGCGTCCAGGGCGCCGATCATGTCGCCCGCACGGTTCGCTTCGTCGTCCCAGGCGGCGAGGATGGCCGCGGCGGTGTCGCGCAGGCTGGCCCGCGGCGTCGCGGTGCCTGCCGCGAGGGCCTGGTCGAGCAGGGCGATGTCCTCCGCCAGGGGCGCGGCCTGGGCGGCTTCGGGCGTCGGGGCGTCCTGTGTGGCGGGCTCCACGGCCGGCGCCACCGTGGGCGCCGTGTCGGGCACACTGCCCTCGATGCCCGAGCAGTCGGGCTCACCGGCCCCCGCGTCACCCTCATTCGGGTCGATGCCGATGGCGCGCAGCCCCTCGTCGGTGATGCGCGCCACGATCCAGGTGCCGTCCTCGTCCTGCCGCCAGCCCAGCCCGACATGCTCGCGCGGGGCGTTGATCTCGGTCAGCAGGCTGTTCTTGATCAGGCTGCGGAAGACCGCGTTGCGGGCCGCGGCGGGCAGGGTCTTCGGCGCGCGGGCCAGGCCCATCTCGTGCTGAGCGGCGGCGCTGAGGATCACGCGCTGGGTGTCGGAAAGCTTGGTCATCGTGGTGGTCTCCGGTTCCGGGTGCCGGTCATCGGCCCCTACTGCCGGGAGCCCCGCCGGCAGCGCCGGTCGGGGCGGTGCGGGAGTGGCCCGCGTCGGGTTCCCATCGCAGCAAGCTGCGATGGGGCCCGTCATTCGGCCCATTCACCGCGCTTCAAGTAGGAGTCCGTCACCCGCGCCAGCAGGCTGTTCCAGTGCTGCAGGCTGGCATGCGCGCCCCAGAGCACCGTGTCGGGATCCGCGCCGAAGTGGTCCGCGCTCATCTGCTGAAGTTCGGCGACCATCGCGTCGAAGCGCGCCTTCTCGGCGAGGAAGGCTTCGAGGCTGCGCTCCTGATTGCGGGCGGTGCGGGTGGTGCGGTCGGTCATGGCGATCTCCGTCGTGGTGCATGGCATCCCCTGCGGGTGACGGACCATTCGCGCTGTGCCGCGCGCGAGCCAAGCAAGATGCAGCGTTATCTTGTTGCGATGATTAGGCTTTCTCGATCATCAATCGCGCCGCGGCGACATCGGCGAAAGTGCGGTCCTCGCCCTCCAGCACCGCCGCCTCGCCGGTCGCCTCCTGCCAGCGGCGGACGATCACATCGGCATAGGCGGGATCGATCTCCAGCAGCACGGCGCGCCGCCCCGTGCGTTCGGCCGCGATTATGGTGGTGCCCGAGCCGCCGAAGCAGTCCAGCACCGTGTCGCGCGGCTTGCTGCTGTTGCGGATGGCGCGCTCGACCAGCGCCACCGGCTTCATCGTCGGATGCAGATCGTTCCTGGCCGGCTTGTCGAAGTGCCAGACATTCCCCTGGTCGCGCGCGCCGCACCAGTAGTGCTGCGCCCCGGCCTTCCAGCCATACAGCATGGCTTCGAATTGCTGGTGGTAGTCGGCGCGGCCGAGCGCGAAGGTGTTCTTCGCCCAGATGATGGTGCTGGACCATTTCCCGCCCGCCTCCTGCCAGACGCGGTGCAGCGTCGGCCATTCGGAGGAGGACATGCAGACGTAGCAGGCGCCCTTGGTCACCGAGAGCAGGTTGGCCAGCGCGGGGCGCAGGAACTCGGGAAAGCCGCCGCCGAGCGCGTCGTTGGCGATGGTCATCTTCGCCGCGGTGCCGCCCTCGTAAGCGACATTATAGGGCGGATCGACGAAGCCCATGTCGGCCAGCTGGCCAGCACCGAGCGCGCGCTGCACGTCGACCAGCTTCGTCGCGTCACCGCAGAGAAGGCGGTGGTCGCCGCAGCGCCAGAGGTCGCCGGCGCGTGTGACCGGAACCACGGGCGGCGGCGGGGCGTCATCGGCATCATCGCCGAGGCCGGCATCGGCAGCTGCCAGCAGCCGGTCGAGCTCCATGCCAGAGAAGCCGAGCACGTCCAGGTCCACGACCGCCTCGTCGCGGATGCGGGCGATCTCGACGGCGAGCAGCGCCTCGTCCCATCCCGAGTTCAGCGCGATCTGATTGTCGGCCAGGCGCAGCGCACGCGCCTGCGCGGGCGAGAGATGGCCAAGCCGCAGCGCCGGGACCGATGCGAGGCCCAACTGCTTCGCTGCCAGGACGCGGCCATGGCCGGCAATGAGCACGCCTTCGGCGTCGACCAGCACCGGATTCACAAAGCCGAACTCGGCGATGGAGGCGGCGATCTGCGCGACCTGCGCCGGCGAATGCGTGCGCGCGTTCTCGGCGTAGGGCACGAGGGATGCGACCGGCAGCGCGGAAACCACGAGATCAAGCTGCATCGGCGGTGACCTCCATCCGCGCCGCGGCAACGGCGTCATAGTCGCGCCCGTCATCGGCCAGCGTCACCAGCAGGTCGGGATGCAGCATCCGCCAGCGCGCCACGGCCAGGTCGACATAGGCGGGCGCCAGCTCGATCGCGCACACGCGACGGCTGGTGCGCTGGCCCGCGAGGATGGTGGTGCCGGAGCCGCCGAACGGCTCGAACACCACCTCGCCCTCGTCGGTGTAGGCCCGCATCAGGAACTCCGGCAGCACGACCGGGAACACCGCCGGGTGCTCGGTCTCGATCCCCCGCCCCTTGTGGCGGGTCAGGCGCAGGACGTTGTCGGGGATCCGGAAGTCCTGCACCGGCAGGCCGGCATGCTGGTATTCCGAGATGGTGCCATCCGCCGCGCGCAGCCCGCTGCCCTTGTTCGGCGTGCCGGCCCATTTGCAGGGCACGATCTTGTTGGCCTGGCGCGACTGCCGGTTGAAATGAAAGACGAACTCGAAGGCCGGTGCGAGGCGACCGTTCCAGTCGCCCGGCAGGCCGGGCCCCTGATCCCAAGTGTAGAGGCCGAACCGGCGCCAGCCGCGGGCACGCATCCAGTCGAGCCAGGCCAACCAATAGGGCTGCCATTCATTGTCGCGGTGGATCAGGCCGAGGTTCACCAGCACCTGGCCGTCGGGTCGCAAGGCGGCGTCGAGATGCTGGAACACGCCCTGCATCAGGGCGTCCCAATCCGTGCCGCCGCCGGTGGTGTAGTCGCGCTGATTCCCATACGGCGGGGAGGTGAACAGCAGTGAGGCGCGGTCTTCGCCCATCACGCGCGCCATGCTGGCGGCATCCGTGCTGTCGCCGCAAAGCAGGCGATGCTCACCGAGCAGCCAGAGGTCGCCAGGGCGGGTGACGGCCTGGCGCGGCGGCTCCGGTTCGGCATCGGCGGGGTCCTCCGCCAGCGCCTCCTCCCCATTCGCCGCGCCAGCCGCACTGCCCTCCTCGGCGGGATCCGCGGACAGAGCCTCGGGCGCGTCGCCGTCGGACGCGGCATCTCCAGCCGCCGCGAGGATGTCCGCCAGTTCCGCGGCCGAGAACCCGAGTGCGCCAAGGTCGATGTCCGGCACTGCCTGCACCGCGGCCAGCGCATCACGCAGCAGCGCCTGGTCCCAGGTCGCATTCTCTGCGATGCGGTTGTCGGCGAGCCGCAGCGCCTCCTTCTGCGCCGCGGAGAGGTGCCGCAGCACGATCACCGGCACCTTCTGGATGCCGAGCGCCGTCGCGGCCTCGAGCCGGCCATGGCCGGCGATCAGCACGCCGTCCTCATCGACCAGCAGCGGGTTGGTGAAGCCGAAGGCCAGCATGCTGGCCTTGATCTGCTCCAACTGCTCGGGGCTGTGCACGCGGGCGTTGCCGGCATGCGGGCGCAGCTCCGCCACCGGACGCAGCACAATCTTCGCCGCCATCCAGGGGAGCGTCATGATGCCATCCGGTTTGCAGGTGGTTTGCAGGACCGCGGGGCGGCGTCGGTTTGCAGCTAACGATCTGAAACGGCTCGGAAAGGCTGCAAACTGCAAACCATATTTCCGGCCTGGCGCTAGCGATGTTGCGCGCTTCCGCCCCCCGCATACGCCAGGCCCAGGAAGGACCCTGCGGCTCGCGAGCCACTGTCTCGATGGAGCGACGCTGTGGCTGGCGAGCCGCGGTGCAGAAGGCTGCACCCGCAATTCATCATCGTGGGGAGAGTCTACGAGATGCGGATTCCGCTCCGCCAGCGGGTGAATTGTAACAGCGCGCTCAGCCCGCTCTGCACCCTACGCAGAGGTCTGGAGCAGCACGCCACGCCGGCTCTTCTCCGGTGCGAACACGACACCTCCACGCTCGAAGAGACGTTGGAGCGCGGCGAGGGTGATCGTGGGCAGCATGGTGTGGCCCGCCTCGAACATCTCCAGATCCAACACGGGAATGCGCGTGACGAACGCTACCTCAGCCGTGTCCAGATCGAGCAGCGTGCGTGCCTCGCGGCACAGCAGCGGCGTCAGGACAGGTTCCATACCGCCCGCGACCTCCCCCGCGCCCGAATTAGCCCTTCGCAGCCTTGCGCTTGGCCTTCTTCAGCCCGCCGAGCGCAGCCGCCTTCAGCGCGGGGCTCGCCTTGAACTTCACCGTTGCGCCCGCCTTCACCGCGACCTTCTCGCCCGTGCGCGGATTCAGCGCCGTCCGCTTGGCCGTCTCACGCACAGCGAAGGAGCCGAAGTCGGGAATGGTGAACCGCCCGCTGCTGACGATCTCGGCGCGGATCGCCTCGATGAGGTCTCCCGCCAGCTTCGCGGAAGCGACGCCCGACAACTCGGACGATTTCGCAATCACATCGGTCAGGAACTTCTTCGACATAGACTGGCATCTCCCTGAATGCTCTCCCGCCATAGCGAAGCCTGGGCGGCGTGTCAGCCATCGAGGCTTAGCGGCTACAGCGTGTCGCGCGCCCGCTGCACCGCATCCCGCGTCGCGACCAGTGCGGCCAGGGTGATGCCCGCCTGCTTCACCGCGGCGGCTTCGTCGGGATCGACGTAGGACACCTGTTCCTCAGCATCGACGACACCCGACGCCAGCTGCTCGTGCAGTTCGTCGAGCCGCGTCCTCACCTCATCGGGATCCGCGCCGGCCTCGCCGAGCCATTCGCCGACGATGAGTTCGACCTCACGCGCCATGCGGTTGGGCTGGCCCCCACGCGCCGCCATGGTCTGCAGGCGCACCAGCGCCGCATCGAGAGGGCGCATCGCCGCCCGCTGCCGTGCTGCCATCACCGTCCTCCTTCCTGGCCACGGCCCCTCTACCATGTTCTTGTATTGTTCTCATAGGGGCGATATGCGTCCGCATGCCCGATGGCGAGCCGCCCCGCCTCCCTCCGCCGTGGCTGAGCGTCTCGACGCTGGCCGCCGCGCGGGCTGCGCGGCGACCTCCCGATCCCTTCACCAGGGTCGACACCAGCAAGGCGGTGCACGACGCCATCCTCGCCCATCATCCCGCCCTGCCGTTCACGCTGATCGGCGAGGCCGCCGCCTTCGTGCTCGGCATGGAGTGACCCGTCAGGCGGCCCGCTGCCGCGGCACGAGGCCGTAGACCACCGCCAGCACGCCGAGCGCCGCCACCAACATGCCCTGGGCCTGCGCGTGGCCAACGCTGCGCCCACCCCAGCCCTGGCGCAGCGCCCATTCGCGCACGGAGTGCTCGAGGCCGACGACGTGCCAGGCGCAGGAGCCGGCTGCGCTCTCGAAGCCGCCCAGCGCCATCATGGCATGCGCGACCTGCTCGCGTGCTGCGACCTGGCGATCGGTGAGGGAATCACCGGAGCCGCCTGGAATGCGGATCAGCGGCATGGCACGCAGCTGGTCGAGCGCCGCAACGCGGAACTGCCGGCGGAACACGGCGCCTGCATCGTGCATCTCCTGCGTGATGGTACCGTTGGCCAGCATCTGGCCGAGGGTGTCGACTGTGCGGCGGTGCATGACCGGTAGGCCAGTCTCGGGATCGGCCTCGCGCACGGGTTCGCCGACCTGTCCATGCTGCAGCCGCCACTTGGACGGCTTCGCCAGATCCTCGCGCGACGTCTGCCGCTTCGTCTTCCGCTTACCGGCCATGCTGTCCCCCTCCGTTACGCGGCCCCCAGCGCCGCGTGGCTTCGTTGATGACGACCTGGCGCACCCAGTCGTCGGTGATGTCCTCGATCGCCAGCGAGACCACGCCCTGCTCGCGCCAGACGCGGCGGCGCAGGGCTTCCATCTCGGGGCTGCTCGTCGGGCTGTGCGCAAGGTCGAGGGACGAGCGCGGCGGGCACGGCGCACCAGGCAGCGTCATGGCCGCGCCTCCTGCCCTTGCGGATGAAGAGTCAGGTGACGGGGAGGTGCCGGAGGGAGGGTAACCTGCTGAAAGATATATAAATTCAACTCTTCAATACTATTCATCCCTATCTCTCCCCCTCCTTTCGTACGCGCGCGAGCCTCCCTCTCCCTTCGCGCCCGCGTGAAAGGTTGAAAAGTTGAGCAACTCGGCTTTTCAAGGACTTGCGGGAGGTCAGGCGGCTGCATCGGTCGACCCTTCAAGGCTGGATGCGAAAGTCAGCCATCCGGTCGGCGGCCCCTTCGTGTTGGGCACCTCCATGAGCTCGATCTGCTTGCTCTCCAGCAGCAGTGCCACCGCCTCGTCGCGCTCGCGCTTTGTCAGCGACTGCGTCTTCCGCGCGAACTGGCTGCGATTGATCCGACCCGCGGCGCGGATCACCTCGAGCACCTTCTTCACGCGACCTTCCGCCGGCGTGTCGGCCACACGCCGATCGGCTTCGCGCAGCATCGTGCTGATGCAGTGCTCGACCAAGGACGCCGCCCAGCTGACGTCACGGGCCTCGATGACCGGGCTTCCGGGATCGCGGCTGATCGCGACCAGCATGGCCAGCTTCGCCGCGTTCTCGGCGTGTCGGCCGAACAGGGCCGTGGCGTGCGTGCCGCGATGGGAACGCAGACGATCCGTTGCGTCCCGCCATACCGACGCCATGGCGGCTTCAGCCTCACCTGACAGCGGCACGGTGTAGGGCCGGATGGCGGCGTTCGGCTCCATGATGGCGGCGAGGTTGCCGCCATAGTCGTGGCCGGCCGCTCCGGCCGCGATCGCCTTCAGTGCGGCGACCAGGTCGGCGGGAGGATCCATCGGTGCCGGGCGCTCGCTGCGCTCCGGGTAGTCGTCGTCGGTCAGAAACACGAGGAAGCGCGCGAGCGAGCCATCTGCCATCGCGCCGCCTTCCAGCGCGGCCCAGAACGGTCCTGGCACGGTGACGCCCCACAGGCAGGCACAAGGCTGTTCGATGGTGACGCGCGGCCGCGACTTCTGGTCGGCGTATTCGGCGCCGATGTAGGGTTCCGCGGCGGAGGTGTAGAGCTTGGTGAGCTCGGACCAGATCGCTGCCTTGTGGAACGGGGCGCGGGGCCCGAGCACGAGTTTCACGAACTGACCGAACTCGTCGAGCAGGAACAGCCGCGCCGGATGCAGCTGCAGCGAGGAGAGCAGCCCCGCCGAGGAGGCGAAGTCCTCGCCGCCGAGATACCGCTCGAGGCCGGCGGCATGCAGCACGCGCTTTGCGCAGCGCCGCGCGTGATCCTTGCCACCGCCGCTGTCCGCGATGCCGATGGCGTAGACGTTGCTGCGCAGGTCCGTCGGCGTGCGGTAGCGACGCCCGGCGGCGGCGCCGATGAGGCAGAGCCCGGCGCCCAGCGCGAGGAAGGGCTGCGGGCTGACGGCCGTGCTGGTGGCGTAGTCGATGAACATCTTGAGCGCGCCGTCGACCTCGAGGAGTTGAGGTGGCACGCGATAGGGAGGCGGCGCCGGAGCGGGCGATGCATTCGTGTTCGCTGCCTTGGCCAGCAAACCTGCTGCGGGGTGCGGCTGCGCCGCGCGTTCGGCCGCCGCGGCATTCAACGTGATCTCCGGTGGCGGCACCCAACCGCGGTCGATCGCCATGGCATAGATGCTGCCGGCGCCGATGCTGTGCGGGCGAAGGGCGGCCCAGCGGCGTTCCGGCGTATCGCCTTTGCCCGACACCCCTGACTTCGAGGATTGCCGCGACCAGTCGAGCCAGAGCTGCCGGCCCTCCTCGCCGAGCGCGGCCTTGATTGCCGCCCCCATGGTGATCCAGGAGGCGCCGTCCAGATCCTCATTGGGGATGAACCGCAGGGCGGCCTCGATCGCGGCGAAGGTGCCGCGCGGATCGGACGGGCCCTGCCAGGTGCCCGGCGGCGCACTGTCGGCCATCAGCGTGCGCGGCCTCCGATCGGCCGGGATCAGGGCGTAGGCGCGGTCGAGCCAGGCGAGAGCCTGCTCCTCGGTGATGGAGGGCAGCGACGCCAGCGGGACGTCGAGCAAGTTATCTTGCGGCCAGGTGTAAGGCTGGCCGGTGCCGGGATGGATTGCGTGCGCGACGAATTGCTGCCCGCGCGCCAGCACCTCGAGGGGATGGCGCTTCCGGCCCGCGAAGGTGGCCTCCGCCCGATACACCAGAAGCCGCTTAGGCGCCTGGCCGATGCGCATGCAGGGCGTGTCGCCCAGCATCTCCGTCGCCAACTCGGTGAGCTGGATCGCCAACGCGGCATCGGTGACGTCGATGTCGAGCCCGACGATGGCACCGCAGGCGATGCCGACGCCGCACTCGGGCCAGCGCCGCCAGATGTCGATCTCGAACGGTTTCGACGGACGGTCGGCGTGTCGAGTCCAGTCGGGATAGGGCGTCCACTCCCCACCACTGAGGCGCCCCGGCAACTTCGCTCCGGGCATGATGGGAATGACGGCGTAGCCGTTGTCGGCCAGCCGTGCCCCATACTCCGCCATGAAGGAGACCTGCTCGCTCATGCGGGCAGCCCCTGCACCTTATGCAGCGCCTGGCTGATGGCGACCTGCTGTTCGACCAGGCAGTCGACATAGGCGCCGCAGATCGCCTCGATGAAGCCGCGCCAGTCCTCCTCGGACCAGCTCGCCATGTCGCTGCGGCCGACCGCCTCGATGAACTCGCCCGCGATCTCCCCGGCCCGGCGCATCGCCGCCATCTCCTGGTCGTTGGGGTCAACCATGCGGATCTCCGGCCAGAGGGACAGGCAGGTCAGCGAGCAGGATGGGACGGTCCAATGGACGCGGAGCGGCCGGTGCGGATGGAACCAATCCCAATGACCGGCAGGGCGCGTGCAGGTGCGGCATCTCACACGAACCTCGTTGCGACGATCTCGGTGTACTGTCCCGCGGCGCGAAGCTGGATGGCGATCGGCCGGCGCAGGGTGCTGGTGGCTGCCAGCGCCTCATCCACCGTCGCGGGCGGCGGGAGGTTCGCCGCGCGGCGCCGCCACCAGGACAGCGCCTTGTCGCGCGGATAGCCGGTATGCTCGAAGCAGACCCATTCGCTATGCGCGGAGATGCCGCAGTCATAGGTGACGCGCAGCGAGGCCGGCTTGCCTGGCTTCTCGTGCCGGGCGTAGCGGACCCCGGTCACCTCGCACCACGCGGCCTGCTCCTGGATCGACAGCAGCGCGTTCGAGGCGGCCTTTGCGGCGACCTTCACCTCGGGCGGCGGGAACTCGTGGTCGCAGGCAATGCAGCGCCGGACGCTGGCATGGTTGATGGTCTGGCACTCGGGGCAGACCTTGATCGGCGCCTCGCCGTCGCCGGCCGGCTCCTTCTTGCGGCCATCCACCTTGTCGATCGGTCCGTGCCGCGCGGTGTTGCCGGCGAAGTCGAGCACCAGGCAGTCATCCTTGCCCTCGGCGAGGCGGGTGCCGCGGCCGACCATCTGGACATAGAGGCCGACGCTCTTGGTCGGGCGCAGCAGGGCAATGAGGTCGGTACCCGGCGCGTCGAAGCCGGTGGTCAGCACGTTGGCATTGGTGACGCAACGCAGCCGTCCCGCCTTGAAGGCCGAGAGGATGCCGTCGCGCTCGGGCGCTGGGGTGTCACCGGTGACCGTCTCGCACGCGATGCCATGCTCGCGGATGGCGTCACGGACATGGCGCGCGTGGGCGACGCCGGAGCAGAACACCAGCCAGGAGCCGCGGCCCTCGCCGTGCTGGACGATCTCCTGCACCGCGGCGCGAGTGACTTCGTCGCGATCGACCGCGGCCTCGAGATCCTTGGCGATGAACTCACCGCCGCGGGTGCCGACACCGCCGACATCGAGCTGCGTCTCGGTGTGCTTCGGCACCACGGGGCAGAGATAACCCTGCTGGATCATCTCCAGCACCGGCACCTCGAAGGCGATGTCGGTGAACAGCCGATCCTTGCCCTCGTGCAGCAACCCGCTGTCGAGGCGGTACGGGGTGGCCGTGAAGCCCACGACTTTGAGCAGCCCGCCATTGATGTCGTTCAGCTGGGCGAGGAAGGAGCGGTACATGCCGCTGTCACTGCGGCCGAGGAGATGCGCCTCGTCGATCAGCACCAGGTCGCATTGCTGCACCTGCCGCGCGTGGCGATGGATCGACTGGATCCCCGCAAAGAGTACCTGGGCGCGAATGTCGCGGCGGGAGAGGCCCGCCGAATAGATGCCAGCCGGCGCCTCGGGCCAGGCGCGCAGCAGGGCGAGGAAATTTTGCTGGATCAGCTCCTTCACATGGGTGAGGACCAGGACACGGGTGTCGGCGTAGGCAGCGATCGCCTCGCGGATGAAGCCGCCGATGACGACCGACTTCCCCGTGCCGGTGGGCAGCACGACCAGCGGATTGCCGGTATTGCCGGCGAAATAGTCGTACAGCGCCTCGATGGCGGCGCGCTGATAGGGGCGCAGGGACAGGCTCATGCCGGCAGGCCCATGGCGCGGGCGGCGGGCTTGCTGAGCCACCGGCCAGCGAGACCACAGGCGCTGCAGGTCAGGCCATAAGGGTGCGGCCCTTTGCCGGGCCCGATCGCGTAGGCGTTGGTGCCGCAGCGGTTGCAGGGACCGTGTGGAACGAACTGGGACGCTGGTTCCTGCGGCACGCCGTCGCGCCACGCGCTGCCATCCAGCAGGCGGTAGCTGACCCAATCCTCGCCGGCGTCGACCTGCTCGCCCTGCACCAGGTCGGGAATGTAGAGATGCGCGGCGCAGCCGGCCTCCTGCTCCCGGCGAGTGACAGGCGTGCCGTGCCGCGTGCAGTGCCAACCGCCCTCGGCAACCGGCGAGGCGTGCAGGCAGGAGCGGCAGTGGCGTTCGGGTGCTGCGCCCTCGTGGCAGACGGCGTGATGGTCGCAGAAGCGGCATTCCCACCAGGCGGGATCCTCGCTGATCCGCGCTGGCGGGCGCCCCGCGCCGATCACCCGCTGCGCCTTCGCGACCAGCCGCAGTCCGGTCTCGGCATCGCGCCGGATGCGCTCCTGGTAGAGCTCATCCGTGTCCTTGTTCACCGCGAGATAGAAGGCGCGATCGATGGCGGCGAGATGCATGTAGGCCTGCATCTGCGCGAAGTGCAGCGGCTTGGCCTTCTCCACACCCTCCGCCGTGAGCTTGGCGAAGGATTTGGTGCTGTGCGTCTTGAACTCGACGACGTGCCAGGCGGAGGGCGCTTCAATGAAGCCTTTCGCCACGGCGTCCATGTTGCCGCCGAAGTGCCCGCTGCTATCGCGCAGCCGCCACTGGCGGCCGTTGTCGGGATCGACCTCCAGGACGGTGACGCCGATGCGCCGCAGATTGGCGACGAAACGCGCCTCGGCGAGATTGCCGGTCTCGAACAGGCGCAGCAGCCGCCCCGTGTGCCGCGCGCGGGACGCCCAGCGGAAGGAATACCAGAGGGCGCGCTCGCAGCCGGTGCCGATCAGGGAGGCACCGAGATGCTCGCGCCAACCGGCATCGGCGGTGGCCTCGTAGGCAGCGAAGATGGCATCGACGGTCGGACAGGAAGGGGGTGGCAGCGCGGCCATGACAGGTCCCATGTGCAAGAGGGAGCAGCCGGCGAGCAGCGCCCGCCGGCAGGAGGGTCAAGGACGGCGCGTGTCAGCCGGTCCGCCGCCAGGGCGGCACGGTGCTGTTGGCCGGGCGTGACGGCGCCGATGCCTGTGGGGCGGGAACGCTGGGCACCTGCGGCGGCGCCTGCGGGCGCGGCATGGGCCCCGCGGGGGCGGGGCGTGCTGCGGGACCGCCATCGGGACGTTCATAGCCGCCGATCCGGTTCCGGGCTTTCTGCCAGACCCCGTGTTTGTCGTTGCCCTCCGGCTCGTACTTCACCGTCACGCGCATGGGCTTGAAATGCAGCTGTTCGCTGTCCGACACCTGCATCTGGCCAGTGGCATGGCAGATCGCCGAGAGCGTGCGCTGTGCGATCTCCATGGTCTGGCTGTTCGGGTTCACCAGGTTCAGCTGGTCCCACAGCTTGCGATGGGCGTGCGGGCCGTCGAGGATCTCGAGGGTCAGCTTCAGCATCTGGCCATCGCCCGCCCGGGTCGCGGCCATCTCGCTCTCGACGATCTGTGCCCGGTACTTCCCCGCCGGGAGCGGCTCGAAGGGCTTCGCCGGCTCAACGCTGCCGGCGTCAAAGGTGCCATTGAGAAGGGCCATGGCTCAGCTCCTGTCGTCGGGGGTGGGGGTGGCAGCAGCAGCGCTACCGCCGGCGTAGAACGGGATGCCGGCGGCAAAGTCGGGCCAGGAGAGCGGCAGCGTCTCCGGCAGGCCAAAGCGGTTCTTGGCGAGGAAGGCCGGTCGTTCCACGGTGTGCAGCAGGCGGTCGCCGCCGCTGACGCCGCGCACGACCTTCTTGCCGAAGCCGGCATCCGACTTCAGGGTGGTGATGCGGTAGTTGGCAAAGAGCACGGCATCGACGTGCTCCTGCACCAACGCTGAGGCCCGCACGTGCAGCTTGGGTTGATAACGGTCGTAGGGCTCGGTTTCCGGGCTGTCGAAGCGCTTGATCTCTGCGTGGGCCAGCAGGATCACCGCCATGCCGCGCTCGTCGCGCAGCGCGTTCAGCCCCTCCAGGACCGCGCGCCAATTGTCGAGCGCGGCGAGATAGCCCTTACCGTAGCCGAAGGCCTCGATGTTCGGTTGGTTGTGCTGCTGCGCCGTGTGCTGCCAGATCAGCGGCTCCAGCCAGTCGAGGCTGTCGACCACGACGGTTTGGAACGTGTGGTCCTCGTCGTAGAGGCTGCCGATCGCCTGCATCACATCGTGGAAGCTGCGCAGCAGACCGAAGGTGGGCACGGCGATGCTGCCGAGCCCATCCTCGGTCTGCACGACGATCGGATTGGGCGCTTCGGTGGCAAAGGTGGTCTTGCCGATGCCGGCGACGCCGTAGCCGAGGATGCGCGGCGGACGGGTGTCACCACCTCGGCGCAGGGATGCGAGGGAGATTGCCATCAATGCATCTCCGGCTTCGTGTCGGGGCTAGCGGCGCGGGGATTGGCCTTGATCACGTCGACCGCGATCTCTCCACCGGCGCGGGCGACCGCCTCGGCAAAGCCGTCCAGGGTCTGCTCGAAGGCGGCGACGCCCTTGGCACGGGCGATGGCGTCGCCCGTGAGCGGGATCGCGACGCGGATGCGCAACTCGTGGGCCATGCTTACCACTCCACCTGTTCGAGGCTGTAGGACGGGCGGCCGGTGCCGACGGTGCGGGCGGGCTGGAACAACGCCTGCAACTTCGGCGGCCAGGCGGTGAAGCGGCTCTCGGCGACCTTGATCTCGGTCGCGACGTAGTCGTACGGATCCTCGCCCCAGCCCCGGATGGCCTCGACTGCGCCGGCGAGCCGCGCCTGGTCCCATTCCACGCGCTTGGGTAGGTCGGCGGTGATCTCGAAGCCGGCGTCGAGGAAGCGCACCCGGCCGGTGTCCTTGCCCTCGGCCTGACGGCGCTCGATGGCGATGGCGCCATAGCGGCGGTGCAGGGCATCGCTCAGCAGGTCCGACACATGCTTGGCGTCGGCGCGCAGCGCCGCGGCATCCTCCAGCAGCAGGGCGAGATGGGCGGGTGGCAGGCGGGCGGCCTGGCCGGCATCCATGCCGCGCAGATCAGCCAAGGTGGTTCGGTTGCTCATTCAGGGGGTCTCCGGCGCAGATGGGTCAGGGGATCGAGGCGAGGCCGACGGCCCAGCACAGGGCGAGGAAGCCACCGGCGAGGGCGGCGCCACCGGCGGCGGTGCGGGCGAGGTCGCGCGCACGAGCGAGGCGACGAGGGTGAGGAATGCAGCGGCTCATGCAGCCTCGCGCGCGATGGCGTCGGTCGGTGGGAGTGGGCCGTGCTCGGCGTCACGACGGCGGGCGCAGCGGTTGGCGTCGCCATCCGGCTCCGCCTGCACAGTGCTGAGGCTGACGATCTCCATCCAGACATGCATCGGCACCACCACCAGGGGTGTCGCGCGATCGCGCATCAGGAACAGCGCGTCGTTGCTGCCGAGCCAGCGCTCCAGCGTGCGGAATCCGCTGCCCTCGCCGCGCGCCTTCACCTCGGCCTTGAGCGGCTCGGCGCCGCGCACATAGAGGTCGACGTCGGCGCCGTTGCCGCGATAATGCAGCGCCCCCGAGAGCGGCACACGCTCGGCTCGGATGCCGCACTTGCGATGGAGATCGACGATAGCCCGCTCGCGGCGCAGCCCCTTGTCGCGGGAGGCCTTGCCCATCATGCGGCCTCCGCCAGCATCAACTGCGGAGCGGCCAGCGCGCGCGCGCTGCGGGCGCTGAGGGGACGCTTGCGAACCACCAGTAGATAGGCGAAGCACGCCTCGCCAATCCGGCGCTGCAGCAGGTCCGCCCAGCCCGCGACCGCCAGCCGCCAAGCCCGCGATGCAAGGGCGTTCAGCTCGTCGCGCTGCTCCGGCGTGAGCATGGTGGCGAGCCGGTCACGATCCCGCGCCAGCATCCCGATGTGGTAGACGATCGCCGTACCGGGCAGGGCGCTGGCAAGGCGGTCATGCAGTTCGTTCTCGGTGCTCACGGCACCGCCTCGAGTAGTGAACGGCGTCACGGTGGAGGAGGCTGGGTGCTCAATGCGCATCGACGCGGGTTCCTTTCTGCACATGGTCCGGCATCTCCTCTCTACGGATCGGGACGCGGCTTTTTCTCAGGGGGGTCGCAGCGCTCGCGGCGCGCGCCGAGGTGTCGCGCATCAGCCGCAGCCCGGCGGCGTGCAGCCAGCAGCGCAGCTCGGCCATCGTGCGGTAGAACGCAGCGCAGGATTCCGGTGACTGCCGCTGTGCGTCGGCGATGTCGTCCGTATTGCGGAGCAGCGCGAGCAGTCGGCCGCAGGGCGCGGGCATGTCGGCGCCGACGCGGGCGAGGTCGAGCCGCAGGTCGTGGTCGACCTCGTCGCGCTGCGTGACGGAGCTGCCCACCGGGAAAGCATCGAGATCGACGTGAACATGCGCAGGATGGACGCCGGCACGCTGCAGCCGGACGCGATCCGCGACCACGTGCCGGGCCAAGAGGGTCGCGAAAGCGTCCCACGGCGCACGTTCCGGCTCGAAGCGCGCGGCGCGCTCCAGCATGGAGAGCAGGATGTCCTGGCGCAGATCGTCCCGATCGCTGCGCGAAAGGCTCAGCCGACGGGCACCGCGGCACGCGTAACGGTGGGCGATGGCGATGCTGGCGGCGAGGCGGTCAGGGTCCCAGCAGGCAGGCTGAATTACGTGTCGGGGGGCTTGCGTGGCCATGTTGGTCTCCGGCGTCGGGTGGGGTGTTGCGACGCCGGGACCGGAGCACGGCCGGGGCAGATCAATTGAACAGCAAAGGCAGGAATTCCTGGTCAGCAATCTCGCCGAATTGCTGACCAACGGCCGAGGCCGGCCGATGCTGGGTTTCCTGGTGGCGGGGCGCCGGCCGCGAGATCGATGCGAAGATTTATTGACCGGATAATTGTCCGCGCGCTGGACTCAGCGCTGATGGAGAACATAAACAGAACATACGCCTTGCGCCGACGCATAAATCCCCCAGAGGCCCCGCCAATGTCTCTCGCCCTGTCCTATCCCCACGATCCCGCCACCGGCGTGCCGCGCCCCCTCGTTTCCGAAGCCGTCTGGGCGGTGGCCGCGCAGCTTCGTGCAGTCGTCGCCCGCGCCGCCTCGCCCTGGGCGCTGAGCACCAACGCCCTCGTGGCGGCCGTCGCGCAGTTGGAGGTGAACGGACGGCGCATCGCTTCGGCCTGGGATTTCGGCCAGCCTGTCCATGATACCTCGGGGCGGCAGGTGCTCGGGGTGTTCGAGACGGATCCCTCGACGCCGGGCCTCGCCCTGGTGTCCGTGAATCGCCGGCTGATCGGAGACCGGCCCGATCTCGAGCTCAGCACGGTGGCACATGAGGTCGGCCACATCGTGTTCGATGCGCCGCCCTCGGTCGCAGAACCGACGCGGCGGTACCGCTCCGTGACAGTCGGGCCGAACTGCCTGGACGGCGCCTCGGCGCGCGCGGAGCGACGCGCCAATGAGTTCATGGGCGCGTTGCTGGTACCGCCGCGGCAGCTGCACCTGCGGCTGGTGGCGCGAGCGCGAAGCGAAAGGCTTCCGATGGTGCATGCACCGCATCGCGGCCGGCCGGGCAGCCGTGTGCTGCCCGCCTCGACGCCGCCAGATGCGCTGGCCGGCCTGACCGCCGCGCTCGCCGGCGATTTCGGCGTGTCGGATCGGTTCATCGCGGTCCGGCTGCGGCGCTACCGGTTGATTGCGGGAGATGTGCCGTGAGCTTCGGCGGCGTCATTCGCGAGCGGCGCATCGCGCTCAACATCGGGCTGGTCGATATGTCGGAGCGCCTCGGCATCTCCGCCCCCTACCTCTCCCGCATCGAGCGCGGGCTGGAGAGCCCGCCGCGGGATGAGCTGATCGAACGCGCGGCGGCGATCCTCGGGCTGCAGATGGACGATCTGTTCGTAGTGGCGCGGCGCCTGCCGCCGGATATGCGCGACGACATGGAGAAGGTGGTACGCGCCTACCGACGGCTACGCGCAATCGGGGGCCGGTGACGCCATGGCGCGCATGTTCTCGCGGAAGCCATACTACATGCTGGCCGAGGTATGCGATCGCTGGTCGCTGAGCATGGCGGACATCACGGCCTATGCTCTTGAGGGCGAACTTGTCGTCTCGATCGCCGTCGGCGGCCTGCCCTTCGCGGTGAGCGACATCGATCATGAGGACAATGGCCGTCCGTTTCACGTTCCCTGCGGCAAGCGCTGGCATGTCGGCACGATCGATCTGCACAGGATCGAGGCCTTTGCGGTGCTCGAAGGCCGTGAGGCGGCTGTTGGCCGGTTCCTCTCTCCCACCGGGGAACTGCTGGAGCCGCTGGGCGAGAAGGACGAGCACGCACACATCCTCGTCAAGCAGGATATCTTGGTGGTGCGGCATGCCGAGCTCGAGCGCTTCGAGGCGGCGCACGCGAAGCTGCCGCCGCTGGAGCACGCCGTGCGCAGCCCGACGGCGCCGGAGCGCCGCCGCGGCCGTGGCGCGCCGGTGAAGTATGATTGGGAGGGCGCGCTCTCCGAGGTGATCGTCATCGTCAACGACGAGGGCGTGCCGCCGACGCAGGAGGAGATGATGGACAAGGTGCGGGACTGGTTCGCCAGGACCGTGGGGCAGGACAACGTCCCCTGCGACACCTCGATCAGGAACCGGGTGAGCCGCTTCTGGAACCGGATCAAGCCGGATGTCGGCCGGCCCTCGGCGCTGCGCAGCATCCATGACCTGCCGACTGCTCGACCGCCTGAGAAAAAGCGCCGCGCTGGACCGTAAAGGGGAGGCAGGACAATGCGTGCTGGATCACGATGCCCCTGCCGAACCCGACCAATCACCATCTCCCGCCCCATCTCCGCGAGGTCTGCGACCTCCTCGCCCGCGGCCTGGTGCGGCTGCGCAGCCGCACTGCCGAGGATCTCGCGCGGGATGCCGCCCAGGTCGAGGAGCATGGAGACGTTCGCCTACACTCGACCGCCAGGCAGCGCCGTCATGCGAACCCCAGGAGAAAGGGAGTCGCATGACCCGACGATCGACCGCGAAGGCGAGGCAGCACGATGCTGCGCCGCCGGCGCCCACCATCCCGAAGATCCCGACGACCCAGGTGCTGCCGCGCCTCGCGGCGCTGAAGACCGCGACGATTGCGCAGCTGAAGCAGCAGTGGCGAGAACTGTTCGGGAAGGAGCCACCGCCGTTCAGCCGCAGCTATATCACCAGCCGGCTCGCCTATCGCATCCAGGAACTCGCCTATGGCGGCCTGAAGCCGGAGACGCGGGCACGCCTCGAGGCACTCGGTGAGCAATTGGACGGCGGCAACGTCGTGCTCCGACGCATCCGTGCCGATAGCCGGCCACTGCCCGGCACGCGGCTGATCCGCGAGCATGATGGCGTGCAGCATGTCGTCACCGTCCGTGCCGATGACTTCGAGTATGAGGGGCGGCCGTATCGGTCGCTGTCTGCCATCGCCCGGCACATCACCGGCACGCGGTGGAATGGCTGGGCGTTCTTTGGCCTGCGCCAGCCGGGGGGTGGCGCATGAGGCGGAAGGCACCCGCCGGCGAGGTCATGCCGGCGACCACGAAGAAGCTCCGCTGCGCGGTCTACACGCGCAAGAGCACGGACGAGGGGCTCGACAAGGAGTTCAACACCCTCGATGCGCAGCGCGAAGCCTGTGAGGCGTATGTCGCCAGCCAGCGCGCCGAGGGGTGGACCCTGGTCAGGGACCGCTACGACGACGGTGGGTTTTCCGGTGGCACGCTGGAACGTCCTGCGCTGAAGCGGTTGCTGGCGGACATCGAACAGGATCTCGTCGATGTCATCGTGGTCTACAAGATTGACCGCCTGTCCCGTTCGCTGATGGACTTCGCCAAGCTGGTGGAGACCATGGAGGCGCATGGCGTCACCTTCGTCTCGGTCACGCAGTCCTTCAACACGACGACGAGCATGGGCCGGCTGACTCTGAACATCCTGCTCAGCTTCGCGCAGTATGAGCGCGAGATTATCGGCGAGCGCATCCGCGACAAAGTCGCGGCCTCGAAGGCCAGGGGCATGTGGATGGGTGGGAAGGTGCCGCTCGGATACGACGTTGCCGACCGGAAGCTGATCGTGAACGAGCCAGAAGCCGCGCGCGTCCGGCGCGTCTTCGAACTCTTCGTCGAGACCGGGTCGGGCGTGGAGACGGTGCGCCGCCTGCAGGCGGAGGGCATCTCGAGCAAGTCCGGCAAGCTGCTGGACAAGGGCGACGTCTATAAGGTGCTGAACCTGCGGACCTATATCGGGGAGGTCACGCACAAGGGGAACATCTATCGCGGCGAGCACGAAGCCATCGTGCCGCGGGACCTGTGGGATCGGGCGCATGCCATCCTGCAGGTTAGCCCGCGCGCTCGTGCCGCGCAGAATCGGCAGCATGCTCCGGCGCTGTTGAAGGGGCTGATCTTTGGCACCGATGGCCGCGCCATGTCGCCGACGCACGCGGTGAAGAATGGCCGGCGCTATCGTTACTACGTGGCGCAGCGCGTGCTGAAGGCCGACATGATGGTGGACGACGGCATCGTCCGGCGGGTGTCGGCGGCTCAGATCGAGGGCGCGGTGATCGGCCAGGTCCGTGCCCTCCTGCGCCAGCCGGAGATCGTGGTCGGCACCTGGCTTGCGGCACGGCGGGAAGCACCGGACCTGACGGAGCGCGAGGTCCGCGACGCTCTGCATCGGCTCGATCCGATATGGGAGGAGTTGTTCCCTGCTGAGCAGGCGCGGATTGTGCGGGCGCTCGTGGAGCGGGTGGTGGTCGGGCCTGCCGCCGCCGACATCCGGCTCCGCGTCGAGGGGCTGGCCGGCCTGGTTCGGGATCTCGGCGCCATCGCACCCGGCGCGCTGAGCGCCGCGGCATGACCGCCGCCACCAGCATCACGGTCCGCGTGCCGCTGAAGATCCGGCGGCGGCCGGGGCGGAAGACGGTGGTGACGCCGGTGGCCGGGGAGGGCGACGCGGTCCTGACGCGGGCAGACCCGGCGCTGGTGAAGGCGCTGGCGCGGGCCTTTCGATATCAGCGGATGCTCGACGAAGGACGCTACGCATCGATCACCGAATTGGCTGGGGCGGAAAAGATCGAGCGGGGATATGTGGGCTCGATCCTACGGCTGACCCTGCTCGCGCCGCCCATCATTGAAGCGTTTCTAAACGGGCAGTCAGAGGGTCTCGTGCTGCCCAAACTGATGGAGCCATTTTCGGTCGCCTGGACGGAGCAGCGCCTAGTACGGGCCGGCCAAGCCGGCTTCGAGACTCTACTCGCAAGGTAA